TGTTTAAGCTCTGGGATTGCTTAAGGTGTAGAGAATGTACTCCATGTAGCTGGGCTTCCAAACCGCTGCATGACAGCCAGCCAACTCACACGCTTTCAACCAAACCTTTTGCCCTGGTGTTGTCTTACCTTTTTCGGCTTTCAATTCAATTACCAACGGCCGACCGCCTTGGAACGGATGCACCATGAACAGATCAGGGAAGCCTGCATCGCCTTGCACGTTTGTCATCCAGCGTCCTCGACTGTTCTGTGCCGGCAGATCGTGATGCACTAACCAGCCGTAACGCTTGGCAACGCTAATTACCATGTCCTTAAAGTCGGCTTCGCTGATCTTTGGATCAAGTTTCATTTCTTGCTTTGCCACATCATCACAAGAACAGTTGCCCAAATACCCATCACAATTCCAATGATGTTAAATGCAACGTAACTCACTTCAGAACCTCAATAATCTTGGATGCTTCATGCGATTTAAGCAGCTCTAACACCGCTTCGTCGCTGTCCAATGTGCGTTGTATTAGTTCCAGCAATCGCAGGTCATCAAACCCACCATCTTTAGCAAGTTTCTTTATGTAGCCAATTTGCTTTGGTGTGGCAAATGCGCCAGAGGGTGTATGCGTCTTACCAGTTGATTGCGGTGCGCCGCCTAGACGCTCCACTTTTTGCATTTCTTCGCGCGACGGTCTTGCGCCTTGTTTTGCCAACCCCATATTGCTCAAACAGCGTCCCAAACTAGACGTTTCACAGTTCTCGATAAAGCTGGTCATATTGACCCCACGGTCTGTGTGTATTTCGTGCGCGTATCCCGTTGCGGTTGGATTGGCGTCGTCTCGATGTTTCCAAACGACTGTGCGAACAATGCAGGAATCGCCGTCATAGTTCATAAGCGTTGTTTCAACGCGACCGTCTGGGTATTGCTCCCAAAATCGCGCTAGGCGTGTTTCTACGGTTTCGTAGTTGCTTAGATCAAAGCCCATTAGATGCCTGCCCAGACGCTTAGACGTTGTGCGTGGTCATGTGCGCCACCGCGCTGTGCGTATGCCAGTTCTCCTGTGTTGCGGATAATGCCACGACGTGCAGCTGCGTTTAGCCGTCCAGCGATGCCCTTGGTAACTGGAAATTGGTCGCCCAGGTGTTGCCAAATGTCGTCTGATGTGAAGAACCCTTTAGTGCGCGCAACGTGCACAATTGCAGCGTCAACTTTGCGCTGTTCTTCTGGCGTCCATTTAGTGTCGGCGCTTGCTTGCGATAATGCCATGCCAACAGCAAACGGTTTTCTTGCCGGCACACGGCCGTCACACACAAAGTGTGTTTTGCCTGTGATCTCTGGGTAGGCAATTAAGCCTTTGCAAATCGTGCAGGTTTTCATTGTCGGAATCTCCTGTCGGTTAGGAATGTGCTTGTAATGCTTTGATTGCTAAGTCAAGTGTAGTCACATCGTGTAATGGCATTGGTTCTTCTAATGACAACGAGTTCTTCATTCCTTTAAGACGTTGAATAATGCTTGCGTGCGGATTAGTGCTTATGTCTGCAATTTCGTTAATCAAATTAAAGATTGCCATGTCGTGTTTTGTTGTCATCATTTGCTCCATTACCATTCGTCGGGTTTCTTCTGATAGTTCGCCTTGATTCCATGCCACACCTTCACTCATTTTGTTGCACTCCATGGCCCCCAGCCGTAACCGTGACGCTCTACGCCGTAGTTGTAAATTGCTAACGCTGCGATCAAATTAGTTTGAGCCTGTAACAGGTTTTCTTCCTGGCTAATAATTCCGCGTTCGGTCAGCCATGGTGTCCAAAATCCGTTGATCTGCATTAGTCCACGCGACCCGCCGTTTGGGTCTTTGCTGTTGTATGCGTTTGGTGTGCAATTTGATTCGCGCCACATTACAGATTCGAGCACGGTGCGTTGATCTGCAGGCCAGCCAAGGTTGATGGCAAGCGCGCTGAACTGCTCACACGCCGACGTGTACGGGTCAATGTAGATGGTTGAGCTGGTGGTCGTGGTTGGCTCAATTAGGTAGTTCTGCACGTCTAAAGGCGCTAGAGCAATGGTGCCAGATGGGGCGCTAGACGCGCTAGGAGCCCCTGTGAGCGCCGTAACCCCAAAGACCGTACAAAGCACCAGCCCAATGATTTTCTCTGCTAAATAGTTCATCTTTTCTCCAAAGGTATGGGCACGCCCCATGATGAAGCGTGCGATCTAAATGCGATTTGTCCTTGTAAGTATTTGCCCGAGTTTGGGTCTGTGAAGATTTGCACCAGAATTTCTTGACCGTTATCCATCACGCCTATATAGACGCTGTAGTCAAATATCTGTGGTTCAGTCATCGCCTGTCCTTTTGTCGGTAATTCGACCTTAGGGGATAGGTGTGTCCTTAGGTGGGATTTCCCCAAACACTTTTAAGAATGCGGCTTTGACCCAAACCACCGAGTCTGCAGCCTGTGGTGTAATTTCAATGTGGAACCAGTCGCCACCTGGTGCACCGTGAATTGTTGGCTTGTCATATTTGAGCCATGCGTAACGATCGCAACGCCATGCTCGACCCTGTGGTTCTGGGAAATAATCCAAAATACATTGCAAGCCAAGGTCGTTGGCATTTTCCACAAGTTTGTTAATAAAGACCAACGCTTCTTTGCGTCCTGCTTTTGGATTCTTTTCGCTTTTGCGATACGACAGATCAACAGCTCTGCCAGTTGCGTGCACCGACAATGAGCCTGGCTTACCGCGCATGTCACGTTGACCCCAAGACCCGTTATTCCAAAGCGCATTATCAGACGCTGCGATGGCTTGCTTTATCCATTCGTTCATGCCGGCACGAGGTGCTGGTGATGCACCGTCGGCGTTGCCTATGTAGTCGCGTGCGTTGGGCACGCCTGCTTTAGCTTTGGCTATTGCCACGACCAAATGCCAGGTCTTTAGGGTTCACATATCGAATGAGAACTGGCACAAGCGCGGCGAGCGCTGCTTTGCCTAGATCGGCTGGGTTTGTGTTGCCTGTTGAATAGACCGCGATGACCGCTGCGATGACCGAGCGACCGTATGAGGCGAGTAGGGCTTTGTCTTTAGGCTTCAACATCTTTGGCTCCTTCTTTCGTTTTTGACTTTAGTCCGTTTGAGGCCACCAAGCCTGACAACGTGCCGGTCATAAATACGGTCAAAGTTGACAGCAGGTCTATAAATGCAGAATCGTTAGGGCTTTGATGGCCGATCGGCTGGGTCACAAACATAAGCGCATAGACAAAGCCAAGCACGGTAATGGCAAACACGCTGGCAAGAATGATTCCGACAACAACGATGAGTCGAGCGTGAAGCTCCTCGGGTTTAAGGCGTGGTCTCATAAATTAAATCCCTCGTGCATGTGCCAGATGGGTTGCAGATTGGTGGTTCGCATTCAGGCTTTTGCCAGTTTGACGGGTCTTGACATGGGTAGCGATATGAGCCGTCATAACCACATCCAGCGCATCCCCACAAAACGACCGCAATAAGTGCGACGTAGCCGATGAGGTAACGCCATCGCATTAGGACAGGAGCGCGGCTACTTCGTCGGCAGTTAGTCCAAGTTTGACAAGTGTTGCTTCTTTAAGTATTTGGCGATCTGCTGCAGCTTTAGCAATTGCCTTTTTTGCTAACACATCTAATTTGTGTTGTGCCAATTCATCATCGTTCATTGGTCGCGCTTCGTCACCGATTTGGATAATTGGGGTTGCCATGTTATGCCTCGCTTAGTCCGTAAACCCTGTAAAAACCTGTGACCGTGTTAGCGCCCGAGGTTAAAAATGTGAGACCGTCGTTTGCTTCATTGACTGCATAATGACCGCCGCCTGTTGAATAAAAACGCGCACCGCTGATAGTTGTGATTGCTGTGTTGCTTGACGCGTTGGTTGGGTCATACACCATGATGGTTACACCACCACCAGAGGAAGTACCACGAATAAAGTTGTTTAGAAACGTTCCACCGTTAGTTCCATCCGATGAGCCTGCGCCGACGTTGGTAACAGAATATGTTCCGCCATAATAGTTGCTTGCTGTTCGTGGTGTTCCCGCGCTATTGACACGGGTGTCAAGGTCGTAATCTGTTGAGGCGGAAGTTATGTCTAAAATCACCATGTAGTTTTTGTAGGTGCTGGTGAACACACCTGCAGCCATTGACAAGGTGGTTACAGCGCTGAACGATGCGCCCGTAATGTAAACCATGCCAGGTGTTGTACCGACTGAAAGCCATGACGAGCCGTTGTAGTACTGGGTTGTGTCTGTTGCTTCGATATAAGCAAACTGACCCTCGGCTAAAACCTTTTCGCCAGTCCCCGAAAATGCCGCATCGCGCGTCACAGTCGTACTAAAGACCGGAATACCTGTGTTGATCTGCGTCATCTCCGCAGCTGTAAGAATCTGTCCAGCGGTAAATGCTGGAACCTCAATTTGTGCGTTAACTCCCATAAGTGCTCCTTATCCTAAAACATTCTCTGCGTCGAGTGTGCCATACACCGCGTCATCCAATATCAGCTCGTAAACGATCGTTGTTGGTGCGGTTGAGTAAAGCACCCTGTGGCCTGTGCTGAAGTCCAAATAGTGCTCTATGCCTTCAACGGACAGCTCTTGCGCTAACTGGGTTGTGCCGGCACCGCTTGGAAATGTCTTTTCTACGGTGATCGTGTCACCAATTTCAAGGGTTGCCAAGGTGTCTTTCTGGGCTGTAGTCAGCATCAGGAATGCGGTTTCAACGCTGGTGTACCGTGCTTCGGGTTCAGGATTAAGCAAGTACGATGCGGCGGTGTCAATTTCTCCCTGCACGTGTAGCAAGCTGTTTGTGATGCTGTCGGTCTGAATAAAGTATGTGGCGATTGAGCCTGCGTCGGTGGCTGTTGCCGTGTTGCCGTTTAATCCTGTCACGACCACGCGGTTAACTACTGCGTCAGCCTCAAATGAGATGCCTACCCCGTTGTACTTGTATTCGGTGCCGTCATCATGGAAGTCGGCAACCGATGCCGACAGCGTATTGCCGATGCGGTCTTGGAATGTGAGCACGCCTTCACGGGACATGAACAGGCGACCGAACTCGGCGGTGTCGTTGATCTGGGCAATGTATTGCAGCACGTTCGTTCCTGCCGACACGGTGTATGCAGCGTCATGGCCAAGGTTGACGGTGCCTGTAGAAATATTGCGCGCCAAGACTGGGAAGTCAACTTCTGGTAAATCAAGAACGGTTTCAATGCGTGCACCTGATGTTTCTGCCGATGGGTTGAACTCGTCCAAATAAGTTTGTGACAGTAGGTAGAACTGGTCGGCGCAATACACGGTCACGGTGTCCAGACCGCCTAGTGCAAAGTTGTAGTCGTAGTTCACGACATAACCGCTGTACAGCAATTCAGGGACATCAGTAGAGCTGTATCGAATCAACTTGACCTGACGCATAGGCGCCAGCCCAGGCTTCGCTTCGGCGGTGTCGTAGTACGGGCTGTTTTCGTCAAACGGGTTAAAGATGCCGTCCACGTCTTGAATAGTAAATGTCATCGTGCCGGCGCTAAACGTGTCGCCTATGTCGCGTCTGCCGCGCTTTGCCGTGATGCTGGTAGTTGAGTCCATGACGCTGGCGAACTCTGTCGTGCCGTCCAGCACGTATGAAGTGTTATCTAAAACGCCTTTAAGCGCGTCATCTAAAACGAACGCATCAACTTGGAACCCTGTAGCAATCTGCAGGTCATAGTTACCTGAATCAACAACAGCGACGCCTGGCATTAGGCAATGTTCAGAGCCAACGGCCCTGCACTCCGTGAGTAGGCGCGCAAAGCGTTGACAACAGATTGACCTATTTCTGCGCTAGTGGCTAGTCCGCCAGTCACGTTGATGGTCACTCCCCCGCCATTGTTTAGACGGTCTAATGGCACTACGGCTTCTGGGCCTGCTTCGCCAATCAGGGCAAGAGTAGGGGAGTTGACAATGCCACCTTCGGCTAGACGTGGAATCTTATTTGCAACGACAGCCGACGGTGCTTGACCGCCAAGTTGTGGCACAGGAACTGTTGGTGCTTTTGGAATGTCTGGTAGCAACGGAATGGAGTTGTAGGCGCTGATGATTGCGTTGACCGCGCCGATTGCGGCGTTGACCATGCCAGCAAAGAATCCGATAACCGTGTTGACGATTGCGTTAATGCCGTCACGGAACCACTCAAACTTGTTGTATGCAGTAACCAGCGCAACGACAAGCAATGCAATACCTGCAGCGATCAGGCTGAATGGGTTAAGTGCCATAGCAATGTTGGTGACAACGATTGCGGCAGCGACCGCGCCAATGGCGGCAGCGATAGCCAAGAATGCTTTCGGGTTATCTTGAGCCCACATAGCAAACTTGTTAAGCACAGGTAGCACGGCTTCGAGCACGGGTAGCAAAGCTGCGCCGATTGACTCTTTGGTTTCGCCAATGGAGTTTTTAAGGATTGCCATTTTTCCTGCAGCGGTTTCAGCGTTCTTTGCTGTGGCGCCGCCAAAAGTTCCACCGAGCACGTCCATGACTTCGTTAAGGCTTGCGCCTTCTTTGATCATGGTTGACATCTCTGGGCTCAAAGATCGGAGCGCCTTAAAGTTGCCTTGGTAAGCCTTAGCCAATGCGTCGGCAACGCTGGCAGAATCCATGCCGGTGGCCGTGCTGATGTCCATGACAAGGTTCATGTCGTTCATGGCAATGCCAACATCTTTGGTACCGCGCACAAGCGCTTCTAACGCTTTGCGATACTCGGTGTCAGCAACGCCAGACGCTCGACTCATCGCGCTGATCTGTTTCTCTACTTGTGCGGTCTGTGCAGCGCCAGCGCCAGTCACATTCTGCAAAGTAAGCGCTAACGCCGCCTGCTCTTGCTGATCTTCCATTGCGGCTTTGGTTGCGTCACCAAGCGCGATAGCCAAACCGCCGAGCGCCGCAGCTGCAGGAATCGCCGCTTTCTTAATAGCAAACTGTGCTTTTTCGCCGACGGTCTCAAGTTGCTGAAACTGTTTGACAGCCTTCTTTACCCCTGTGCCGTCAAATTCGCTGATGATCGGGATATTGATTGCCATTACGCGGTCTCTCTGTTTGCTTCTTCCATGACGCGCTTAACCAGTTGCTCCATCTCGGACATGACATCGTTTTGGCGTTGCTCGTACGCCTTCCACATTACTCGCGAACGACTGCCATAACGGGAAGTCAACGCACGACCCAGCGAGCCTTCCATAGACGTGTCAAACATGGTGCCAGTAGCGCCTTGCCATTGGATGAGAAACGTGCCGACATTTGACTTGTTCCCACCGTATTCTTTGATGTTTCGGGTGTTGATTTTGGCAGCGATCTTTTGTTTCATGCCTGGTATCCACGGCAACATTTTGAACCCTGACCTAGTTGACCAGTTGCGCGCCATGCCAGATAGCGGGACATTCGAGGGCACAAGTTTGTTGGCATCGTCAATAACAGGCTGGACGATTTTCTTGTAATCCTTGGTGATTTCACGGCGCAAAGATTTGTCAATCTTGTTGATGGTCTTTAAGGCTTCTTTAAGCCCGACGACCTCAATCTTTGTTGACACTTGGTTCACGTCATCTCCGTTTTTTGTTTGCCTCGTTAAGCACTTTAATGACCGTTGCCAAGTCTTTTGAGTCAAACACAATGTCGCTGGGCCACCAACCGACCGCGACTAACACTTCTGCTAATTGGCGGCGGTAGGTGCCGCGTCCGTAGGGTTTGGGTCTGTCTCGTCCAGTACCGGCAGGATGTCGATGTCAGGGTTTTTGCTTAGCCATTCGCGCCAGTTGTCACCAACTTGCTCGCCTTTGATTTTAAGAATTGTGTGCATCCAACAGGCATAATCCGAATACAACGGGTTTGCGGAGAGCTGTTGAATGTTGCGACGTTCAAGCCGTTCCCATTCAGTAACCACAAACAAGTTTGTGTAGTAATACTCGGGTGCGCTGTCAGGCGTGCGCTTTAACTGCAACTTAATTTTCATTTCTTCTCCTATGTCGGCTTGGAGCCGTTAATTACGGTGTGACGTCAACGCTGTATGTGCCGCCCTGAAATTCAATATCCCATTGTGACAATTCGCCCAGCGACGCATTGATTACAGGGATTGAGGACAGGTAGGTATCAGTCAAAATAAAGCCAGGGTTGGTGCTTCCATCAGCTGCGGTCGTTGGATTTACTTTGACAACGCATTTGGTGCCGAGCAATGGCGACAAGATTGCATATGACTGGCTTGCTGCATAAGACGCGAACACCGTGAGCGTAAGCGAGTTGCTATACAAACCAGCGGTCATGGTGCGTGACGTCTGGCCAAAAGCGGTGTCTTCAAGAGCTTCCGCGGTGACTGTCAAAGTTGCTGCAACAACATCGTCGGTGATGTCAACGATCGTGCCGATAGCGGTTCCGACTTTTACTACTGGATTCGAGAGGTAAGTTGATGCTGGCATTTTTGCTCCTTAAGTTCTGTTCTGATAGTAGATGATTTGTGTCGGGTAGTTGTGGATTATGCGGTCTGGGCTTCTATCGCGCAATCAAGGTCGTAGCAAGGGTACAGCGCACCACCAATTTCAAGGCTTGACGGACGGCCAGCCATCACAATAATTGACGAGCCAAGCACGGTTGCCACAATGCTCAAAATCTGACGCAGCACCGGCAGACCTGCAGGCCCAGAGCCAATGACCTTGATCGGAAACTCGAGGCGCACAATGTTGCCGTTGCCAGCAAACGTAGTGAAGTTTGGTGCGTCAAGGTACACGCAATTAGGTGCAAGTTTGGTTGGGTCGTTTACAACACGCAGACCAGATACCGCGGTTAGCGTTGCGGTGACATCATCAATCGCTTCATTGAACAGATCGGTGTACGACATCAGGCAACCGCTGGACGAGGGATGCCAAGCAGCTGCTTGACGATCGGGGTCAGGCTTTGCTGTGGTGCCGAACCCATGCCGTCAAAGGTGGCGTAGGTTGCCTCTATTGAGCCCCTAGAGCGCCACAGAGCGGCGCAATACATCAAAGTGCCCAATGTTGCGTCGCCACCTGGTGAGGTCGTTAGTGAGTCAATATAGCCCGACTCTTGGCGCCTGCGATATGCAAACTGGTTGCCAGCCGAAACCGACTGCGTGAGCAACGTGTAATCGTCTGATGGGTTCGTGATGGTTATACCAAGAAATGACATAACCTGCGCGGCAGTTACCCACGTGCAAACAGGGTCATACGAAACGGTGCCAGACGCGGCGGTGCGCTCGACATCATTGGCAGTTTTTGCAAATAGCACTTGATCAGCAATAGGCAACTGGTAGTCGTACAGCAGGTCGCCCTGACTGTCAACGCCAATGTACAAATACTGTGGCAATGCGCGCACCGTGTAGGTGCTGTTAAATGTTGCGTCAACGCCTGCGACCGTAATTGACTGGCCGACTGCAATTTCGCTGGGGGTCAGAAGTTGCAGTACGGCGTAGTTGTCAATTAGGTACTTGTTAGTGACCGAATAGGTGGCCATTACTAGGGCCTACCTTTCGATTATGGACTGACGATGATGGACTTGACAAGATCGCTGTCTGCAATGAACGTTGCAACGTATCCGTAGTAGGAGAACACGCGTCCAAGTGTGGATGGTGCTTCTACTGACATTAAGCCACGTACCTGCTCGTAGAACTCAATTGCTGATGCTTTTGCAACGACCATTGTGTTGGTTGCAAAGTTGCGATCGGCAACAAGGTTCAGACCGAATGGGTTGAACGTGTTGAGCTGTGTGATGTTTGCGGTTCCTGCAGCGTTTACGCCCATGAGACCGGCAGCGCCAGCGTATGGGAATACGGAACGCTTATCTCCGTCCAATTGCTGGCCAAGCAACTTCCATACGTTCGGGCTGACAAAAATGTGGTCAGGCAAGAAGTTACTTGCGGTCAGGATGTCGGTTGCTGCATCGTAGAGCGCTGCGAACAACGTTGATGGGTCGGTGCTGTTGTAAGTCCAAGTTGAACCTGATGCTGATGCACCTGCGGTAATTGCATCGGCTGCAACGTCATCGCTCTTCAACAAGTATTGTCCTGCGAGATCGCGCAAAATGATTTCCATTGCTGCGGGGCTCGTGAAGTCCACATCCTGTACGGAGAGGGTCACTTGACCACTTAGGGTTGTCTTGCTGACCACGTTCGAGGCAATCACGGGGGTGGTTGCCGATACTGCAGCAAGTTCGTTTGCTTGTGCAGCTACCGAAGTGTGTGTCGTCCACGTTGGGCGGATAAAGGTTTTTTGATTTCCGCCGTCTGGCATTGCGCGAGCGCCGACTGCTGCGACTACTGGACGGATGTAGTTCAGGTCTTCAAATACTGGTCCGAGAACTGGTACTGGCAAAAGACCAGGTGTATCGGTTGTAAGCACGTCGCCTGCAGCTGCTTGCAATGCGCTTTGCTTTGACAATGCGTAGTCGCGTGCGGCTGCTGCAACGTTGCGGAATGTTTCTCCGCCGATGTGCATTGCTGCAAGGTATTCACCTGCGGTTGGCAGATCAAACTTGCGCTTTGCTTGTGCAAATACTGGTGCAGTAGGGATGGTTGCCTCGACTGCGGTTTCGTTTACTTCGGTCATTTCTGGTTTCTCCTCTACTGGGGTTACTTCTTCATTTAACACTACTTCTTCGGGCTCTTGGTGGATACTCGCTGCGACTTTGGTGATGTTTGCAGCATCGCCGAAAGCGCCGATCGGAACTAGGGATAATTCCATCCAGTCGGCTGACTCGATGATCATTGTGCCTTCTTCGTCATACGAAAATTTGGTCGGGTTTACGCCGACCGATACTTGGTCAATGGTTCCGTCAATGGCCATAACAAGGGCGTCGTTTCCAAGGCTGGTGGCGCTGATTTTGGCGCTGAACATCATGCCTTCTTCGGTTTCTGCGCGCTCGGTAACTACGCCTACTGGCATGCTTGCGTCGTGGTACATAAACAGGCGTGGGGCTTTGCCTTCGACTGGCAATGAGCCTGGCCGAAAGATCACAGCTGTGCCGTCGCTGACTACTGCCGGCACGTTGTATGGAACGGCTACTCCGCTGATGGTGCGGCGTGGTGCGTCGCCTTTGGCAGCGTCAAGCGTGAACTCTCCTGCGATTAGTTTGATCATCTTGCTAACTCCTCTTGTGTGTTTTCTCTAACAATTACTTCGTCGTCTGCGCGGTCGGCCATAAAGTTTTCTTCTAGGTATTCATCCGCGTCAAACTCAACATAAGTTCCGCGCGGTAGCACGTTGTCCATTGACAGCGCGCTTGCAATTGCATCGGCATACAACTTGACGCCAAACAAGTAAAGATCGGCGCGCGCTTGCTGGCTTGATTGGTACGAGTATGCGCCAGTTGCAACGCCCACCAAATACGGCGGAACATTTGCCAGACGCGACATTTCTAGCGCCTGATATTGCGATGCCTCAATCAAAAGCATTTTGTCTGGTGTGCTGTTTGTTTCCGTGTATGTCAAATACTCGTTAAGCGCTGCAGTCTGGTTAGTTGCTCGAGCGGCGTTAAACGCGCTAGCCAAATCAGCAAGTTCTTGCGCGCTTAATGGTTCGCCACCTGTTTGTTTAAGTACGCCTGCTGGGATGCTTGATGATGCGTTTCGGTTGCGTGCTGCTTCAAGTTTTAGCGCAGTTTCTATTGCGCCTGGAGCCGAGTAGATCATGCCTTGCGCTGGCGATAGGAATTGCACAAGGTTTGTTGGGTCTAGCATTCCGCCGTTGAAGTAAACCTCTTTAGACGGTGCGAACCAGACTGGCCCGACCATGTCGGTGGTGGTGATTGAGCCGGCAGGCAGTCGAGTAAACGTGGCAGGGTATCCGTCAGCGGTGCGTGATGTGATGTACCAAAACGCGCGTCCAAACATCATTAGGTCATCAAGCGTCCAAGACATGATGAACTGATACGGCACGGTTGGGTCTGGTCGGCGCAACCATGAACGTGGAGCAATGTAAATGCTTTCCATTTCTTCGCCGTTCCAAAACTCGTTGTATGAGCGCAACGGCATTGAGCCAATAACTGATGCCATGAGATCGCGAGCACGGTTGATCGTTGGCACGCTAATCGCGCGATTGCGCGCTTCGCCTTCTTGGTAACTGTAATACTGGCCGATCATGCTTACGCCTTGCGCGTTACTTGTGTAACCGCCAGCGACCGCAGCTGCCACGCTAGGCGCTGGGCTTATCGCTGCTTTACGGGTTTTGTTAAAAATCGCCATGTTCCTACTTTGTCATATAAGTGGCAACCGCGCATGACTTATCCGATTCCGACAAAAGGCAAGGTGCGCGGTCGCCGCGTTTATCTTAGTTATTTACTGCGACAAGCATGGGCTTTCCGCTGTTGACTGGACGGGCACACATGCCGATACCCCAGACCATTGTGCGCGCTAACTCAATCGGCCCAGGTGATCGCTTGCTTGATAGCACGATCGTGTTGTCGGTGCGAACGGCAACAGCGCGCTGGACATGTTCGGCTAACAGTTTTTCGCCTGTGTGCAATAGGCGTGCTTCGGCGATCATGTTTTTGGCAAGCGGTGTAAAGCGTCCAAGTTCTGCGTAACCCACGACGACTCGGCGGCGCTCAATGTTTGGCGGGCAGGTTGCGTCCACGGTAGGCGACAGGGCAAACCTGATTGTCGGGTCTTTGGCTAGTTCTTGCACGTTGTCCCACAGCTCTGTGATTGACTCGGCGATGAACGCGACGGTGACAAGCACTCGACCGTCTGACAGGTTGACGCATCTGGTCGCGCTGTATCGGGAATCATCTAGCGACGATTCAATGGCTACCACCCCACCGCTAGGTATCTCACCGTGGTATTCCAATGACGGCCAGCGCCCTGGCTCAATCCATCCGCGCACAACACTCACCCAAAGGTTTAGAGATGCGCGCAAGAACGACGCCCGATCAGGGTTTGTGGATTCTTGTTTGATTGTGTCCATGTCCAACGTGTGACCAAGCGCAGGATTACCCCACGCCCATGACGCTGGATGCAATGGGTCAAGGCTTGGGTCAGGTGACCATTCCGCCATGTACATCGTGGACGGTTCGCCTTTGTCAATGGCTCGAATGCCTGCCTCACGCCAGCGCTGAAATAGGACAGATTCTTCTGTGCCAGCCGTGCTGAAAAAGCAAGCCAACGGGTTTTTTCTAGCGCGCTGTGCCGGCAACAGACCGCCTTCAACCGAGTCAGGGTTGACGTCAAAGAGTTCGTCAACGATCACCAAATCAATGCTCATACCGTGACCTTGGTTTGGCTTCAATGCTTTGACCCACCACTTGGAGCCGTCTGGCATTGTGGCCTGATAACGCCCGTACGACTTCACGATCTTGGCGCCGTAATACTCCTCAAGAATTGGCGACAGATCATCAAACAACAGGCAAGCAAGATCAAGTCTGTGCGCGCCCGAAACAACAGTCTGCTTCCCACCCCTGATCTTGGGCATTTCCACAAGCCAAAACAAGATAAGCGCTTGAATGATTGTGGTTTTACCGTTCTGACGCGCAACCGACACAAGGCTCGAGCGATGCACAAACTTGTTATCAGCGTCAATTGCCAGCATTCCCTCAAGAGCATGTAGTTGCCAAGGCATCAGGTCTATGTGCAGCACCTGTTTTGCCATGTCCCCCACAAGCCCAGCTAGTGAACCGGCATGGTCAGGCACCATCGTTTCCAAGCGCGGTCGGTCATGGCCAGTTGGCGCCAGTTCGGGCTGGTTCGGGCTGGTGGCGACAAAATGATGGATGGGGCTCGGGGGCATCTCAGAGCTGTATAAAAAATCGTTTATTGCTTTTTCCCGATTTTGTTTTGCGTTTGCAAGTTTGCGATTGCGATACGTGGCGCCTCTTGCGCTGTTGCATGGCTTGCATGCTGCGACGTATCCGTCTTCTATTGTTCCGCCTTTGTCTGACTCGACTAGGTGATCTAACTCTGTTGCTGTGTTGCGTTTGCACCAATGACATAACGGTTGGTCGCGCAGTAGTTCTGCACGTGCTTGCTTGTAGATCGTTGTGTCGTGTTCTGTCAGTTTGCGTGTCATGCTCGCGCGCTTCGCTTGCGCTGACGCGGCGCTTGCGCGCCTTGTCCTCGGTAGTTGTGAGTGTTGTTTGTTGTCGGGTTCATGTCGGTGCTTTCTTTGTTTGTTAACTGTATGTCATCTGCAGGTCAATAGATGTGTGAATGCTCCACCCTCTGGATTGCCCATCCCAGATCCCTATTGGATTACTTCATCAGTCTGTTTACTGATCGCCCAGTCGCATTGCCCAAACCATTTCGTGTTGCATGATTTGAGGCGCGACCGTCTACCCTCGTTACCGAGTGTTACCAACTGCCGTGCGAATGGCTTAGGTCGTGCTACTAGCCGATTGTTTATGCTCTCGGATTGCTGAGAGTGTAGAGAATGTACTCCATGTCGCTTGGCTTCCAGACCGCTGCATGACAGCCAGCCATCTCGCAAGCGTTTAACCAAATCTTTTGTTTAGGCGTCAACTTGCCTTTCTTTGCTTTCAACTCAATAACCAACGGACGACCGCCTTGGAACGGATGCACCATGAACAGATCAGGGAAGCCTGCATCGCCTTGCACGTTTGTCATCCACCGTCCTCGACTGTTTTGTGCCGGCAGATCGTGATGCACTAACCAGCCATACCGTTTAGCAATGCTGATTACCATGTCCTTAAAATCGGCTTCGCTAATTTTTTGCTCAAGTTTCATCGTTTGCCACGCTTACGACCAGCAGTTGTTCTTGGGTCTTCTGCAAACATCATCAGAAACAGAGTCAGCATTAATCCAAGCAACACGCCAGCAATGTTGACAAGCACAAACATCATCATTTCAGTCGCTCAATAATCTTGCTTGCTTCGTGTGATTTAAGCAGCTCTAAAACGGCGCTGTCATCGTCAAGGTTAAGTTGAATCATCTCAAGCAATGCCAGATCATCCATGCCTTTGTCTTTGGCTAGTTTTTTGATGTAACCAATTTGCTTAGGCGTGGCAAATGCACCAGAGGGTGTGTGCACCTGCGGTTGTGGTGAAATGGTTAAGCGCTCGACCTTTTGCATCTCATTGCGTGACGGTCTAGGGCCACTAGCAGGAGCCTGCAGCGGGCAATTGGCAATGGCGCGACCAATGGCGCTGGTCTCACAGTTTTCTACAAAGGATGTGCTGTTAACGCCGCGGTCGCTTTTGACTTCTTCTGCGTAGCCCGTAGCAACTGGCACCTTGTCTTCTTTGTCGGCGTACAGCTCTGCGTAGAACACGCAAGCATCGCCTGTGTAGTTCATCATGCACGTATAGACGCGCCCGTTTGGGTATGCAGACCACCAGCGGACTAAGCGTTGCTCAACTGTCTCATAGTTGCTTAAGTCAAAGCCCATCAGATACCAGCCCATACAGATAAGCGTTGTGCATGGTCATGCGCGCCACCGCGCTGTGCGTAAGCCAGTTCGCCTGTGTTGCGAATAATGCCACGACGCGCAGCTGCATTCAGCCGTCCAGCGATGCCCTTAGTAACTGGGAACTGATCGCCTAGGTGTTTCCAAATGTCGTCAGATGTGAAAAATCCTTTAGTGCGCGCAACGTGCAAGATTGCAGCATCAACTTGATTTTGTTCAGGTTTTGTCCAACGCGCATCGGCTGACGATTGCGATGCCAACATGCCCTCAATAAATGGTGCGTTCTTTCGTGCCGGCACACGGCCATCACAGACGAAGTGTGTCTTGCCTGTTATCTCTGGGTAGGCAATTTGTTCTTTGCAGATCGTGCAGGTTTTCATTGTCGGAATCTCCTGTCGGTTAGGAATGTGCTTGTAATGCTTTGATTGCTAA